TGATGACTGGACAAGATGGGGAGTATGACCTTGCTGGTGGTATGTGGTCGGCAGAACTCTACCTCCCCTCGCGCTATGGTATGCCACCAAACTTTAGAAAAGAGTGCTACAGCGCAACGCAAGATGAGTTGCTAGACCCCAAACAAGTAATGGAATCAATCACCTTCTAGTGTAAGTATGATTGCGGCTCTTCGCCGGACATAATAGCAAACAACTCTTCTGATAGTTCTTCCGCTTCTTCCATATCAGCAAGCCCAGAAAACTCCAGCACTAACACGGGGAAACCATCATCCCCTTCCACGATAGTCATCTTGAAATCATATTGGCTCATTTAACTAGACCTTGTTGGTAACTGCGACCATTGAAAGTTAGGGCTTGTTTGCGGTTCTGTCCATCCTTCTTGTAGGACACATGCACCCAGCCGCTGTTGGGTTTGCCGGACTCATAGTGTTCCAGTATCAACTGGTCATACTCTAGGTTGGCTTGAATCCAAGAAGCGACCTTGTGGTTATCGACCCCAATGATTTCAAAGTCAACAGCCTCCCCCTTACAGTGCTGACTGGTTGGCTTACTGCCAATCTCCTCGCACAGAAACTCACTGCGGTAGCCGCTTGATACAATCACAGGGGCATTGAACTGGCTGCGCGTAGGCTCAAGGACTGCTTCACACAACGCCCGAAGGGAGGAGATGTGTTCCTCTGTTGGGGTGTTGTCGAGGCCTAGCCGGGTCGCGGTCTGGCTCTTGGTCATCTCCTGCAAAGTAAAGTTAGGTGTGATCCGCCCTTTGGTGGGGGCGGGTTTACCCGCAGGAGTTACTACTTTTTTCCGCGCATACTCATCAGCTTGTCTGCACCCTTCACCCCAAACGAACTTGTTACGGCGATAAACAAGAGGTACTGATACCACTGCGGGAGCGTATCCAACACCGCGAACCCCTCCCGCACTTGCTGGGTAAGCGATGGAATAAAAACTAGGATTGCAGGAAGCATCAAGACAACAAGAGCAAACTCATCCTTCCACGAGCCTTTGGTTGCGTCAGCCATGTTGGCTTCCCAATCAATCTTGCCTGTTGCAATCTTCTTTTGAACGGCAGCGTCAGCCTTTGCCTTCTCGACCTTGACCTCTGCTTTGGCTTTGGTTTCTTGAACCTTGCCATCTACCCAGTTTCCGGCGATGCCAGCAACCGCACTAAAGATATTCATCATTTCCTCTTCCTTACTTTATCCAATGCTTTGCGTATCTGCGTAGCTTCGGGTTCGTCAAACTCTGTAGCACGGACTGTTGTCCGCTTTTTCTCCACAGATGTAATACACTTTATCACGCACCTTCTTAGTGGCAAGGCCACGAAACAAACCAAGTCTGCGTCTTCACTATTGATAACGCGCTTTGATTTACTTCCCTTGCTGGTCATAAATTTATAGCGCAATCCACCAGACTGGCTAACGCTGGCGGCCTTTACTTCGACCCGATAACTTTCATTATTATCATCAAAGATTATTAAATCAAAACCCTCGTGATTTACTCGACAGCATTTCAAACCAGTCTCTTCAAAGACAGCTTCGGCTATTAACTCCCCCACGCGACCCAGTTGATGTGCATTACGCACAGTCTGATAGCCCACTTACTTGTCCTTTTCTTCTAGCCTGTCTAGCTTATCAAGCCTACGCTGCGTTGACTGGTTAAAGAAAGTAAAAAGTTGAGTGATTTTGGATTCGCTATCTTTCAAGCGTTCATCCATTCTATCTGTTTTGTTTTCGAGAGAAGATATAGCCCGGCTAAACCACCAGAGCATAGCCATCGCTGCGGTGAGGATAGGCCAGTAAGCAAGAAGTGTCTCGCCAAAGTTCACGGCTAGTCACCTTTGAAAAACTTTTGAACCGTGTCAGTTTCCCAAATACGAATGATCCACCAGACCAGTGCAAACAGGGCGGCGATTTCCGGCAGTGCATCAAAGAACGCGCCGAGCGTTACGCCGCCGCTTGCAAGGTCAACAGTGGATTTCATTTCGTCTGTCATTTCTCTTTACGCAAGTTAAGGGCTAACTTCTGAATGAAGTCATCAATCTTGGCGAGGATTTCATTGTCTCGCATAGAGGGGGTTACGTTAGCAATCACCGAGGCGGCTGCTACGATGGCAGTGATATATGTAATTACAGTTTCCATTATTCTGCTTCCTGTATTGTTAAAGTTCCAGCTTCTACTTGACGCATGATTTCGTCATAGTGGCGGTTGCCAGCAGCAAGGGGGACTGACATAGCAACACCGTCTATAGTTGCATTTACACATATGTTGTTATTGTTTTCATCTGTGTCATACTGTGCTGATGTAATAATCATCTCATTCATTGTTATAACTCCGCATCAAATGTTATTTTGTCACCAGCTCCAGCATTATAAATTCTTATAACATCGCCCACGACCATACCTGAAGAAACAAAATAAAAACTAAAGTGTAAGTTATCTGCATAAAAAGCAGAAAGCGTCCCTGTGTAGCTGCTTGTTGCTCCTGCACCTATAGTTCCGTGAGTAAGTGTCGGGGTGGTTCTCATTGAAACAGGAAGGGTATAAATAGTTAGTGCTTGAGTGGGTTGATTAACCTGTCCAATTCCAATATAAACTCCCGCAACAGGACTAGGAACTCTTTCTTGTTGATGATAATACCTCTGACACAACGCCAACTCCTCACCATAGCTGCGATGCTCAAACTCCGTGGCTACAGAGCCGACTTCGAGTTGAACGCCTGTGATGTAGAACTCGTTGCTTGTGCTATCTGCGAGATTTACATTACCAACAGCACGATTGGCGTTAGTGGTTGACCCCCAAGATGTTGCTAATGTGCCAGATGACCAATTGCTACCAGCCGCCAGCCAAAAGATAACTCTAAAAGAAAATCCGTTATCGTTATCTAGCGTTCCTGTAGTGTCGCCCTCAAATGTGATTGTTTTGTATTCCCAAGTGTTGGCAGCGTTAATTGTATATGACTTGTTTATGTTTCGAACGTTGTCATTATCGTCTATCTCAAGAATATATGTTCCAGTTTTTGAAGACTTGACCCAGAACGATGCTGTCAAACTTTTAGCAGAAGATGTGCCTTTTTGTAAGTGTTGTAAGTCTTGCCCTTCAAAACGTTGTGAGAAAAGAACAAGGTCTCCAGCAGCCAAAGACGCATCTGCCGTTGTGCAGTCCAGCTTGAAAGAGTTGGCAAAACCAGCGGGTGCGTCTGTGCTTTGCGATAAAGTCCACGTTCCCGCATTTGTAAGTTCAAATATATAGCGGTCACAAGCATAGTAGCCAAAGGTAGTGACACCAGTTTCACTTGCCCCACGCTGCGCCACGTTCATAGCACCATTGATAATCAGGTTGCGCCGCCCAGAGGGGGTGCTGGGGATTTGCGCTAGTTCTCTTGCGTTACTCATTGTTGGTCTCCGAGTTGTACTCTAATGGCAATGACGTACTGCCTTTGTTTTGGCTGTTTTCAAATGTAACACGTTCTCGCTCTATTGCTGACCAAAAACGCCCGTCGATGTCAGATGTGTCTAATTTTATTTCGGGCATCAGTCGTCATACCTGTGTCTGATATACGCCTTGACGTTTGCCGTGTCGCCAGTTGTGTCATTATACACAACAGAAAAGCACCACGGCTGGTCGGTAACATCGTCAGGGAGTGGAAATGTCAGGCTGTGTTCCTCACACCATTCGCGCATATAGTTGATGGTAGAGATTATATAAACATCGACCCACGGCTCAACAGTTCCGTCAGCGTTGTGAATACGCGCAAAGAAGATGGAACGATTTGGCGGCAGTGAAGATGGCGCATTAGCCAAGTAAGTGCCGTGGTCTTGAGTAAACACAAACTTGGCTGTCTTGGTCAGGTTCGTCAGGTCGTGCTTGATGCCGTGCCAGTTTAACAGGTCATCGCCATAAGTTTCTGCATCGCAGTCATAGGCGGCGAGTGTCTCTGATGATGGTGTCGTAAAGTCATAGAAGCTGATGCTGTTGTCGTTGTATGGCGGCCTGTAAGCACCATATTGACCAATGACGTTTTGTGCCTCTGCCGTTAATTGCTCGACGGTGTATTCGGGGAACGCCTCAACCAGACGATTGATTTCCGTCAGTGCCTCTGGTCGGTCGCATGAGTAGTCGGTGCGTTTGACTGCGCCATTCATGTAGACTTTATCACAAAAGTTTCGCGTAAAATCAGGCCGAATGTTTTGTTCATAGATTGCCTCTGCTTTTTTATCTTCGAAATACTCGCATAGAACCTGTTGATATTGTGCATCCGTTTCAGCATCACCCGCTTGCACTTCGCAATATCCTACATCTGAGTCTGTCGCGCAGATGCGCGTTAGGCCGTCTTCAGTGATTAGTGTGTATTTAAACATTTCATACCTACGCTAATGACACAGTAAAGCTTGCTGTGTTGTCTGAGCTTGGAAACGGGTTTGTTTGGCTTGACCAAGACCAAACGGCTTGTGAATGAACGACGCCGTTTATATTGCGCACTCCAGTAACAAAATTTCCAGCAGTGCGGTTTAGGGTGCGTGTTTGGCTGTTTCCGCTAAGTGTCACGCTTGTCCAACCTCCGTTTGCGGGATGACCATTGTAACCAGCCGAAACTGGCACTTGCCCTTTGTCGATTAAGACAAGATTTAGAATTCCTTGTGCAAAAGACGTTTGAATAAAACGAGTGCTGCGACTAGAGAGACTAAAATTCGGATGATTCGTTATATATGGATTTACGATATTAGTAATGCCACCTATGTCTGTGGAATATAACCCATGATAAGCAGAAAGATACTGCGAGCCGGGAGTATAGCTTGAATTACCCGCAGCAATCTGACCGATGCCAGCACTCGCGCCATAAAAACTATTGAACTTCATCTGACTATTTGCAGACGCATTGAGCAGACCACGGATGTCGCTGTCGTTCATGCTGGCTTCAGTGCCTGTTGTGCCACCAGCTTCAACATGCAAATCGTTCAGGCTAATCTGTCCGCTACTTTGCAGTGCCATTCTTCAACTCCTCAATCTCAGCCTTTAATTCCTTAACAGCCTCGACAAGCAAACCAATAACTTGGTCATACTGCACAGTCTTATATGTCTCGCCTTCTTCGCCGTGGAATACAGCCTCATTCTCAATGACACAAGAGGGGAGAACCTTCTCTAAATCTTGAGCCAGCAATCCGGCCGACTGGCGGCCATCCTTGAGGTAAGTAAAGGTGCAACCATTAAGCTGCTGCACTTTGGTCACTGCATTCTCGATAGGTGCAATGTCTTTCTTGAGGCGAATGTCTGAGATGGTGGTGGAGTATGCGACTACGTTGCCATCGACATGCAGGTCGCCATCTGTTTCAAGACGCATTTTTTCTGGCAGCGACGTGCCACTAGCAGTGCCGTTTCTGAATTTAATTAGACCATCCGGTTCTAGGTCTATGCCAGAGGCCGTGGAGGTGTTTCCGTTAATGCCTAAATAAGTAAAGCCACTAGAACTGTTTCTGTAACCGTTTGAATAAAGCGAAACAGCATAATTACCGTTTGACCCTAAATATCCAAGACCCGTGAAAAGCCCAACATTATTGCCACTCCCCCAATATGTAGAGGGTGGAACAACGCCGAGACCAGTATTGCCAGAACTGTCAATGGTCATGCGGTCACCACCGCCAGTCTTAAAATTAATCTGGTCATCGGTATCGGCAGTGATGCTGGTATCGCCATCAGCGTCTAGGATTAACTCGTTGCCGTTTACATCTAGTGTGCCGTTGACTGCGACATTACCACTAAACGTGCCGCCCGTGCTGGCAGCAACAGTGTCAGACACAGTAAAGGATTTGAACGCAATGACATTCAACTCGTCACCCGCAGCAGCACCTACAGTCAACACAATGCTAGTGCCATTGGAGGCCGTGTAGTCAGTGCCGTTCTCCAGCACGATACCATTCAAGGTAACAATCAGGTTAGCCGCCGTGTAAGACAGCGTAGCCGAGTTATCGTCAGAACCAGTAAAGGTAGTCTGCCCGGCTGTTGCCGTGTAGTTGTATTCCAAGATAGATGCTGTGCCAGCAGACGAGGCAGCAATCCAGTTAGCACCATCATATACGCGCATCTCATTTGCACTGCTATTGAAGTATAATGCGCCTTCCACCAAAGCGTCACCGTCATTATCGACTGTTGGATTGCTGGAGAAACTTCCTAAATAAGTATCATCGAAATTATCGAAGGCAGCAGCCGCAGCAGCAGCACTGTTAGCAGCCGCCGTAGCAGAGCCAGAGGCAGCAGTAGCCGAAGTAGCAGCGTTTGTTGCACTGGTAGCTGCCGCAGTTGCAGATGAGGAAGCATTACTTTCAGACGCAGCCGCCGCAGTTACGCTGTTAGATGCGTTGCTTGCACTGGTAGCAGCGTTGTTAGCCAGTGTGCTTGCAGACGATGCGCTGGAAGCTGCATTGGTCTCGCTGGTTGCCGCAGCAGTAGCACTATTAGCCGATGCAGTAGCACTCGTAGCAGACGCAGAGGCACTCGTGGAGGCCGCGCTGGCTGAGTTTGAGGCATTGGTAGCCGAGGTTGCAGCGTTAGTCTCAGAGGTAGCCGCATTGGTTTCTGAGGTAGCCGCAGCAGTAGCAGATGCAGCAGCTTCACCAGCCTTAGTTGTGGCAGTCGTGGCGTTGGTGGCTGCGTTTTGAATAGCAGTCAGGTTGTCTGTAACGTTTTGCATGTTGGTCGCTTGACCAGCAACAGTCGTTACGTTTGCATTGTTGGTTGCCACAGTTGTTACATCGCTAGAAATACCAGCAACAGTGGTTACATTGGCGGAGATGCCAGCAACAGTAGAAATATCAGCCTTAATCTGAGCCACAGTGTTTGTGTCGGCAATGGTCGGGCCGACCTCAACAGCACCAGTGGTTGCATTAAACGCAAGAACCGTTCCCTTCCTAGTGTCCTTATTGGCAAG